CGAGAAGGGTTTGAAGCCTGCAAAGAATGCCATGGCTTCTGTGGAATTCAATGAAGGGGCCAGACTGGCCACATATCGTTTGGGTGACTTTGGCGCTGAAAAGATCACCCCAGAATCTTTAGACCAAACAGCCCTGCATGAATTGCTTCATGTCTTTTTACATGACCTTATGACAGTGGCCCAAGACCCTCGGTCATCTCAAGATCAGATTGAAAAAGAAGAGCATTGCGTGGTCAATCTGCTGGAAAAAATACTCTTTAAGGATTCCAATGGGCGCTCATAACGAAACTTGCACGGACATGGAATTTATCCAGCTGTGGGGTGAACTTCAGTCTGCCCAAAAAATGGCAGATCATCTTGGAATAAACACCAGGGCCGTTCATTTGCGCAGAAGGTGGATTGAAGAGCATTACAAAATGAAACTTAATGCCAAAGACCATCGAGGTGCTTTGTATGACAAAAACAGACCCAAGTCATTCAGTCCACTAAAGCAAGTTGAACTTGGGATGTTAGATTCAACTGTCATTGTTTTCTCTGATGCCCATTTCATACCTGGTCAAAGGTCCACGGCCTTTAAGGGCTTACTGTGGGCCATTCAAGAATTCAAGCCCCATGCTGTGATCTGCAATGGTGATGCGTTTGACGGTGCGTCTATAAGCCGCCATGACATAACTGAACTACCAGCGACTACTGTTATCCAAGAACTAAAGGCTTGTCAGGGTGCGTTGGGTGAGATTGAGGGAGTTGCTAAAGCAGCAAGGCACAATGTAAAGCTGCTATGGACCTGGGGTAATCACGATGTTAGATTTGGCAACCGACTGGCTCAACACGCACCACAATTTAAAGAAGTATTAGGCTTTAAGTTGACAGACCACTTTTTAGATTGGGAATTCTGCTGGGCAGTGTGGCCCACTGAGGATGTAATTATCAAACATCGTTACAAGAATGGAATTCATGCCACTCACACATCAACCTTGAATGCGGGGGTCAGTACTGTCTGTGGGCATCTACACGCATTGAAAGTGACCCCATTCCAAGATCTTCGAGGAAATCGTTTCGGGGTCGATTGCGGAACATTGGCTGAAATTGATGGCCCTCAATTTACTTATGCTGAACTGAATCCAGGCAATCACAGATCAGGCTTTGCGGTGCTGAACTTTTTTAATGGCAGACTATTGTGGCCAGAGCTGGTCCACAAGTTTGACGAGGATCAGATTGAATTTAGGGGTGAGGTCATCGATGTGGGTGCATTTTGAGCGCCTGGCTGATCATTCTGACTGGCGCGATCTATGCCTACATTGCTGCTGAACAGCTCTACAGAGGCAATCCATCTATGGCAGTGGTCTATGCAGGCTACGCATTTTCAAATGTGGGGCTGTACTTGATGGCCAAGTAAGCCCCATCAGGAATCAAACTTCTGTGGTTTCTTCTTCTTCAGTGTCTTCAAATTCTTCTTCATCAAGGTCAATTGCTTCATATTCAACTGCCCAGCCGTGTTCTTCTTGAAAAGCAATGAAATCTTTGATGATCTCAATTTTGTCGAAATCCCACGTTTCAATCGTAATTTTCTCACTTTCGTGAAAACCTAATTCCATTTCAAATTTCATGACATTCCCCAGTTAAAGCAGCCGATTGCTGCAAAATTATCGTAGTCCGATTTTGTGTCAATGAAAAGTCTTATCCATTGGGGGCTGTTTAGGGCAAAATCAAGCCATGGCCAATGTCAAGCAACAATTAGAGTCCCCATCTATACCGAGTCTGGGTTTCCCTCCAGAGGCGTATGAGCGCAGGCACTTGAATGAGAACTATGGCGCTTTAAACAATTACTTCAGAAAACTGACCACAGTGCTGGGGTCTCTGTTTGGACCCAAAGGTGGCAAGTTTATGAACAACCCCCATGGGGCTTTTCAAGACTCAACCGACCAGGTGGCTGCCAACACCACCACGGCCTATGCGGTCACATTCAACACGACAGACTTTTCCAATGGCGTGACTATGGCCAGTGGGTCCAGAATCACTGTGGCCGATGCCGGAATCTGGAACTTGCAGTTTTCCATTCAGTTTACAAATACGACAAATTCGTCTCAAGATGTCGATGTCTGGTTTCGGGTCAATGGTACAAATGCGGCCAACTCAAACAGCAAATTTGGCTTTGCACCCAGAAAAGGTGTTGGCGACCCGTATCACACTATTGGTGCAATCAATTATTTTTTGAGCTTAAATGCCACAGACTATGTTGAGATAATGTGGAGACCAACCGATGTGGGTGTCACGATTGAGCAGTACGCTGCCGGAACAAGCCCCACACGGCCAGCAGTGCCATCAGCCATTGTCACAATGAGCTTTGTGTCCAACTTACCGACAATATAGCCATGTACCTACCAATCAAATTACCCCCAGGCATTTACAGAAACGGCACTGAGTACCAGGCAGCAGGCCGGTGGTATGACGCAAACCTTGTGCGCTGGTACGAGAACACTCTGCGGCCCATGGGTGGCTGGAGAAAACGAGCTTCTGGCCAGATGTCTGGTCTGTGCCGAGGCTTTATCACTTGGCGCGATAACAGTGCCAACCGATGGATTGCTGCTGGAACGCACACAAAGCTCTATGCCATGAATGAGGCTGGGACACTCAAAGAAATCACGCCCACTAGCTTTACAGCTGGCATTGCAGACTCATTGTCAAAGACTGGCTATGGCTACAGCACCTATGGCACTCTGGCCTATGGCACACCACGACCAGACACTGGCTTGATCACCCCAGCCACAACATGGTCCATGGACACATGGGGCGAGTATTTGATTGCTTGCTCCAATGCGGATGGCAAAATATATGAGTGGCAATTAGGGTTCACAACCCCTACATTGGCAGCGGCAATCACCAACGCGCCAACGGGTAACAAGGCTATTTTGGTGACTGCCGAGCGAATTCTGTTTGCCCTTGGCGCTGGTGGAAACCCACGCAAAGTGCAGTGGTGCGACCAAGAGAACAATACAGTTTGGACACCGGCTGGCGACAATCAGGCAGGCGACTATGAGTTGGCCACGCCTGGCACACTTTTGGCCGGTAAGCGCGTTAAGGGTGTAAACCTACTGTATACAGATGTGGATGTCCACACGGCCCAGTATGTTGGCGCGCCATTTGTCTATGGCTTTGAGAAGGCTGGCTCTGGCTGCGGTCTCATTTCAGCCCAGGCGGTGGCGGCCATTGATACTGCTGCCATTTGGATGAGCAAGTCTGGCTTCTGGATTTATGACGGCTATGTCAAGCCACTGCCAAGCGATGTGTCGGACTATGTCTTTGGCAATATCAACTTTAACCAGGCATCCAAAGTCTATGCGGTCCATAACAGCAAGTTTGGTGAAATCTGGTGGTATTACCCAAGCAGTGCAAGTAATGAAAATGACAGCTATGTCACTTTCAATTACAGAGAAAACCACTGGAACATAGGCACATTGGCCAGAACTGCTGGCACTGATGCCGGAGTGTTTGCCAACCCCTTGGCGGTTTCAACTGATGGGTTTATCTATGAGCATGAGGTCGGTTTTGCTTATGACAGCGCCAGTCTCTATGCCGAGTCTGGCCCAGTGCAATTGGGCAATGGCGACAACATCATGTCGGTCAGGCAAGTGGTCCCAGATGAGCAGACCTTGGGTGAGGCGGTGGTTTCATTCAAAACCCGCAATTACCCGACTGGGACACAATCCACATTTGGACCCTATACGGCAGCCAACCCGACTGATGTCCGGTTTGCAGCGCGCCAGGTCAATATGAAGGTGACTGGCAACACTTTGGCCGACTGGCGAATTGGGGTGATGCGGCTTGATGCAGTCCCAAGTGGCAAGCGATGAGTGACCAAGAACATTTGGACAGGCTACGCCACCATGTGGAGGCTGCCTTAGAATACAGTGGAGGCACACATAATTTTGACGATGTCGCTGAGATGGTCGAGGATCACAGATTACAGCTGTGGCCGGCCAAAGACTCGGTGGTATTGACAGAGATCATTGTCTATCCCAGGCTAAAGAATTTGCATTATTTTCTGGCTGGTGGCGACCTAGATGAACTCTCACGGATGCGACCATTGATCGAATCCTGGGGCAAGTCTGTCGGCTGCACCAGAGTGACGCTGGCAGGCCGAAGAGGCTGGTCAGAGACATTTTTGAAAGAAGAGGGCTACAGACCGAAGTGGGCTGTACTCGCAAAGGAACTTTAGGGGATAAATATGGCACGCGTTGACGAACTCTTTAATTACTTACAAACCCCTGGTTTGACAGATCAGCAGATCGCGGCTGAGATTGGCCGTTTGGGTGTTACAGCTCAAGAGGTGTCGCAGCTGACTGGTGTCCCAGTGGCAGACGTGCAGTCTAGATTGACTGCTGCCGCGCCAGTGGTTGCCCCTACGCAACAATTATTCAATTACTTGCAAACCCCTAATTTAACAGACCAGCAGATTGCAGCTGAGATTGGCCGTTTAGGTGTCACGCCCCAAGAGGTGTCACAACTGACTGGTGTGCCAGTGGCAGATATTCAATCCAGATTGACTGCCGCTGCACCCGTGGTGGTCAGGCCCCCAGTGGTAACAGCGCCAGTGGTAACAGCGCCAGTGGTAACTCCACCCGCTGTGGTCAGGCCACCCGTGGTGACTCCACCACCCGTGGTGACTCCACCACCCGTCAACAATATGCCAGCATTTACGACCTTTCTGCAAACACCAGGCTTGACTGACAGGCAGATTGCAGCTGAGATGAATCGTCTTGGCATCACAAACAGCCAAGTGGCCAATTTAACTGGTGTGTCGCAAAATGATGTGCAGACCCGATTCAACGCGACTGCACCATTTTCAAATGCCACACAAGGCTTTGCCCAAAACTTCAACAATTACCAGTCAATCCCAATTGGCGGTCAATACAACCCTGCCGTGACAGCTGGTGGTGCATCCCCCTATTCTCAGATCATGGGCCAGATGCAACCATTGGGCAACCCCTACGCTAGCGTGGTGGGCAATCTGAGCATGGGTGGATATAACCCAGCTCTGTATGAGCAAATTGCCGCTGGAAATCTGGCTAAAACTGCGGCAGCAGAGCAGGCAGCGGCAACGGCAGCAGCAACACAAACAGGCATGGAGCAAAGCAGCACTGGTGGCATGGCCAAAGGCGGCATGGTCCATGGCGGCCTAATGTTTGGTGCAAACCCTCCTGGTCCAGATGATGGCGCTGTCAATCTTGACATGGGTGAATATGTGATCAAGAAATCTTCAGTCGATAAATACGGCAAGGGACTTCTGGACATGATCAACGAAGGCAAAGTGTCTGCCAAGAAAATGAAATCTTTACTCGGATAAGGTGGCAATATGTCAAAAGGTGGAACATCAACCTCAACAAGCTCAATTGATCCACAGATCAAAGAAGCATTCTTGGCCAACTTTCAGCAGGCCCAAGGGGTCGCTGGCGCTTTGCCGACTCAGCAGTTTGCCGGCTACAACCCAATGTACCAGGCAGGCGAGGAGGCTCTGGTCAACACGGCCCTCGCTGGCCCAGGCATCACTGGCACTGACTTGGCCGCCCAAATGGCCGCGTATGGCGGTGTCTATCAGCCCCAAGGCATCACAGCGCAGCAGACCAATCTAGGGCTGACTGGACCAGGCTCTATTGGCTCTTACATGAATCCTTATACAAGCATGGTGCGTGAAAACGCATTGGGTGATTTGGAGTCTGCAAGACGCGCTGCTATTCAGCAGACCGGTGAGCGCGCAAACGCTGCGCGAGCATTTGGTGGATCACGCCAAGGTGTGGCCGAGGCTCTGACTAACCAAGGGTTTGCCAAGCAGGCCGCCACACTTGGGACAACTTTAAACGAGCAGGCATTCAACCAGGCAATGGCCATGCAGCAGGCCGACATTGGCCGGAGATCAGCAGCCGACATTGCCAATCAGCAAGCAGGCTTGCAAGGTGCGCAATTGAGGCTAGGCGGTGCAAGCCAGCTAGGTAATTTGGCTGCACAACAACAAGCATTGCGTCTTGGTGGCGCTCAAGCGGTCATGGCCGCTGGTGGTGCGCGTCAGGCATTGGACCAGCAACAAATGGATGCAATCCGAAACATTGGCTTGCAGCGTCTTGGTGTGGTCCAGTCTTCACTGGGTGCGCAGCCTGCCAATCTTGGTATGCAGGCAACGACTCCATACACAAGAAATGTGGGAGCCGGTATTCTTGGCGGTGCTGCGGCTGGGGCGCAAATAGGCGGCCCTTATGGCGCTATTGCCGGTGGAATTCTTGGCGCACTTGGTTAAGGGGTAAAAAATGGCTGATTTTGATTTTTCAAATTTAGGTAATTTATTCAGTGGTGGCGGCATGGGTGGCACACCATCAGGTCTTGATGCGCTACTGTCAGAAGACCAGCGCAAGCTCTTGGGCCGTAATGCGACACTGTCAGCAGCCGCTGCACTATTGCAAGCCAGTGGCCGAAGTGCAGTGCCAATCAGCTTGGGCCAAGCACTTGGATCAGCTTTGCAGGCTGGCCAGCAAGGTTATCAGCAAGCCCGTGCCAGCTCTTTTCAAGATTTGCTTTTGGGTGAAAAGCTGAAAGAGGCTCAACGACTTGGGCAGTATCAAACTGCTTTGGCTGGAGCGCCCAAAACAGCAGAATCTGTGCAACCAATGGAGCCATTAACGGCAGCACAAGCAAGCCTGCTTAGTCAGACTGCACCTATTAGTGCAGCCGGACCATTTGGTCCAAGTCCTCAAAGAGCGCAGCTAATGGACCAAATCCAAGCGCAGCCACCAATAGCGCCAGAGCCTTTGACCGCAACAGAAAAGCGATATAACGAACTGATGCGCAAGGCTGATGTGGCCAATCAATTTGGCAAGTTTGATGATGCAGACAAATTGATGAGTCAGGCTTTAAAGATTAAGCCCACAGAAAAATACTCTACAACACCACAGTTTGGTAACAGTAAACAAGGCACACCAATTTCATATGTCTTAAGCGAATCAGGCGGTATGAAGTTGTTGGATGTCCAGCGCAGTCCTGAGTTTAACTATCAAGACACTGGGTCTTACATCAGTGTGCGTGATAAGAACTCAAACAAGGAACTTGAGCGCATTGCAAAAACTATGACTCCAGGAGAAGTGGCCTCGAATATTGTTGCCCAAGGAAATCTTGGTGTTGCCAGAGGCAATTTGGCCGTGGCTCAAGGTGGTCTTGGTTTGCGTCAAGCTGAATTTAATCGTGGTGCGTTTGATGTTAAAGAATCACCCGAAGGTTATGCATACATACCCAAAACGCCTGGTGCAGCGGCAATCCCAATCATGGGCGCTACTGGTGAACAACTCAAAGGTGTCTCTGGTGGTAAGCCGACAGAGGGTGAGCGTAAGGCAGCAACATTGCTTTCTAGGATGCAACTTGCTCAAACACAAATGGATCAAGGCAAACCAGGAATGCCAGGCTTCTTCACTTCAATGACCCCAAGGGTTGGATTGCCAGAAGAGCGCAAGCGAGTGGAAGACGCACAACTTGATTTCTTAGATTCTGCATTGACATTGGCCACTGGCGCTGCATATACAGAATTTCAGTTAAAGGGTGCAATGCAAAGCTATTTCCCCAAATTTGGCGATGATGCAACAACAATTGCAGAAAAAGAATTACGACGCAAAAACTTGATGGAAGCCGCAAGGATATCTGCTGGCACTATGAGTGGCGCTGTGCCACCAGTGCAAGGCGGTGGTGGTGGTGGTGCAGCAAGACCATCCCTTAATAATATCTTTGGAACACCAGGAGGCCGATGATGGATGGCATTAAAGAAAAAATCAAAGAAGCACAGAAGGCCGGTTACAAGGATGACGAGATCATTCAGTTTTTAGCTCAATTGCCTACTGTCGGACCACAAGTCACGGCAGCTCTTGAGGGTCAATACAAACCAGCCGAAATCCTAAAATTTTTGGGCCAGTCTCCGGCCTATCGAGAAGGCACAGAATTGCCAACAGCATTTCGCGGATTTGTCAGCGCCATGAAAGGCCCAACATTTGAAACATTCCCCAAAATTGTGGGTGCAGTTGGCGCTCCATTTGCAGCGCTTGAGCAAGGTATTTCATTGCCAGCAGCCTACGCACAAGGCCGTGACATCATGCGTGGTGCTGCCGAGTCTTATGAGCAAGAATCACCATACTATGCAGCCGGTGGTCAGATGGCGGCCAGTCTGCCCCTAGTCCTTGGCGGTCTGCCAAGCACTGTCGTCAGAAATGTTGGTGGCGCTACATTGCCAGTTATTGAAAAGGTCGCGCCAAGCATTGCACCAACAATTCAAGCGGCAGGCAGATACATGACTACCGCGCCTACTGCTGGCAAGATCATGGGTTTAGGTCAGCGCACGGCCCAAGCCGGAGGCTCTGGTGCTGGCTATGGATTTGTCAGCGGTCTTGGCGGCTCATACGAGGATGACGCGCTAGATATGCTGAAAGAGGCAGGCAAAAGCGCATTGATCAGTGGCGGCCTTGGTGTTGTCTCGCAACCAGTAATGAATATTCTTGGCGCTGGGGGCCGTCAGGTCATGGCGCGTGTGTCTCCAACTTCTGCCAATACTTATGCTGGACAAAAGGTGGCAGAGGCATTGATTCGTGATGTGCCAGCACCATTGACAGGTGAAAGCGCATTGACTAGGGCGCAAGCCAGACTTTTGAAGTTAGGCCCAGAGGCTCGCATTGCCGATGTGGGTGACAAGTCAATGCGTAACTTGCTTGATGTGCAGGCCACATTGCCTGGCACAACGGCAGCTGCCACAGAGCGCGCCATTCGTGAGCGCCAAGTTGGCCGTGCTAATCGGTTGATGACTGGTGCTGACGAAACACTTGGAACTGGTGGCGCTCAGTTTTTACAGACTTTGGATAATTTCAATGCTCAAAGATTTGCTGACTCGCGCCCATACTATGCGGCCATCGATAAAGCTATTTTGCAAGTTGATAATTCCTTAACTGATGTATTTAATAAATCTAAAGGTGTTCAAGGCGCTTCTGAATTGTTATTTCAGACCAAGACTGGCCAGACAATTGATTTGTCCAAGCTCAAATATGGTGAGCAAGTGCCAATGAATGTCTTGGACACATTGAAGCAATCTTTATATGACGCATCAAAAGAATTGAGAAGAGCCGGACAAAATTCACAAGCCAATGCTTACGATGATGTTCGTGCGAAATTAGTTAGTGTGCTTGAGGCCAAGTCACCGAAAGTTGGCAACCAGTCTGCATATACATTGGCCATGAAGACATGGGCCGGACCATCCCAAATGAGTGATGCTGCCGAAATTGGTAGGAGTGTAATGAAGGGCGACATTCTGGACATTCAGCAAGCCACAAAGGGAATGGCTCCAGCGCAGATTGACGCATTCAGAATTGGCGTGTTACAAGGTTTGCGTGAAAAGACCGGCACAGAGGCTGGTCAAACATCATTGCTCAAGTTTTACAAAGAGCCTGCAACTCAAGCCCGATTGAAGGCTGCATTTGGCGATGACTACAAGGCATACACAGCGACTGTGCTGAAAGAAGAGCAACTTAAGAAGCTGGAATCAGCTGGCCGTGGTTCACAAACTGCGGCAAGATTGGCTGGACAGGCCGACTTGGATGTTGCACCAGTAGTCCAAACAGCTGGCGCGTTGGCATCTTTAAACCCTGCTGCCATTGTCACAAGCGCTGCCAATCTAGCCCGTCAGACCCAAACCCCAGAGGCCGTGCGAAATGAGATTGGAAAGATTTTGCTTTCGCGTGATCCAAAGCAATTGGACCAGTTGGCTGAAATCATTAGGAAACTGAACGAGTCACGCGCAAGGGCTGCCGGTGTTGCAGGCCGAGGCTCTGGCCAGATCGGTGGAATGCTGAGTGATAACCCAGCACCATAATCACTGACCAAAAAACGCGGCCACAAGTGGGTCGCGTTTCACAACCCGTCTTTGTTGCCTGCGTCTGGCAGCGTCAAAGTCTTTATCGTCTGCACTCTTCTTCTCGCGATATTTCCGAATGCGATCAGCGCCTGGCACGGGACCAGGTGCAACGGCATCTTCTTCATCACCCCATGACCACAGAGGCCGCCACTGGCCATTGTTGCTGACTCTGGTATATCCACTGATATATACCAATTCATTGCAGTGAAGGTCAAACAGCTCTCTGGCTGCACTGCGTCTGGCACAAAAGCAAATCTTGGCCAGATCAAGGTCTGACAGATTGCCTTTCTTTTGTAGCGCTGCCTCAATGGCTGGGCCTACACGGGGTTTCAAGCCTCTGGTCATGTGCTGGTCTCCATTCGGGCTTTCAAGCGCTCCAGCATTGTTTTGACAACGAATGCGCGGGTTTTAACTTCATTGGGGATTGCGTGGCCAAAGACTTCTGGGTGGAGTAAGTCATTGACCAGGTCAAGGCAGGCATCGATGGCGGGTGGTAATTCATTTGTCAAGGAACTTCTCCAGCGCAGTCACTTCAATGTGGTCCACCATGGATTGCAGAATCATGTGGGCAATGTCCACATCAGTGCCTGCGATGTATGCGTTATTCAGCGTCATGCACTCTTCAAAGTCAGGCTCATAAGGTGAGCCATGTGAATCCACTGACCCTTTCTCTTCTGGGCTGTATTCCAGAAAGCATATAAGGTCCACATCTTCAACCGAGCAGTCGAACTGGAACAAGCCTCTGGGGCAGTTGGGTGTTGGGCCGTAGTTCATGCTGACCACCATGCCACAAGTAAAGCGGCCATGCCAACGCCAATGGCCAAGGCGGTCAAATAATCCAGAAGGGTTTCGGTTGAGAGTTTCATTTCGTTTCCAGTGTTAAGTAATAGGAGTAACGGATTATGACTAAAAATAAATATGTTGCAAGAACTTATTTTGTCCATGTTGTTTTTTTGCATATAGCGCAATTAGAATGCGGCCATGGAATCAATTCACACAATACGCGCAAGGGCCAAGGCTCACAAGATAACCATGGCTGCGGTGTGCGAT